ACTTGATAAATCGGTGGTCATACCTGCAATCATTACACAGGCTATACTCGGTGAAGTCAAAAGGTTCACCGCATTGTTCGCAAATAGATAGTTTCATAAAAAGAAAAAGCCCAACCAAGGAGAGAGTATGGTCAGGCTTTTGTGGGATTACGTTATTAACGGACAGGAGTTGTCCAACAAGTAGTATTATAGCATACTTTGCTATATCTGTTCAACAACATTATGCGTTTATTCGTCTTTCTGCTATTGTAAGCAAGTTATCGTATGCCATATCTAATTGCCAATAAAAGGCTAATGGTGGTTTAGCACCTAAGTATTTAGCATAGATAGCGTCTTGTTGTCCTTGTTCTAAGCTATGCACAATAGCGTGTATTGTACGTACATTAGACATATCCTGGGCAGAACACATCTCTTCAAACGCTTCTGAAGTTGACTCGCCTCCTGACGAGAGACCAATTGATTTAGATGGATAACCTAGTTTGTGATTATCCGACTTCATCCACAAAGCCCAATCCTCTAGGATGGACAGTAAGCGTTCCATACTAATCATATTGTGTTAGCGTATAAGCTACGCTTTGCCCAAATGTTTCTTGTGTAGTTCTTTGTTGAAGGTTATGTTTAGCATCATCTGCGTTGTGTATTGTAATGCTTTTTATCTGGTCATCTGTAAAGTTTGCTGTGTGTCCAAATATAGCTTGTAATGGATGTGGTTGTGGAATGTAATAGTGCATAAGTCTATTATCGTTATCTTTGAATGAATGTATATCTCCTTCCATCTTCATGGATACAAGCAAGTTTTTAATAGTGTGATAGTTAGCTTCTACATGTTCAGCTATATCATTGATAGTTCTAGGTTCTGTAAGGTAAGCTAGTATTTTATCTCTATTGCTCATGATATATCCTTAACCTTACAACTCCATTTTTTTGTCTTTGCGTCCATGTGCCAACCGTGGACATGCAGCATAACTCCGCTTTCACGAACCTTGCCTACATTTTCATGGTCAGCTATTTTTCGGCAGCGTGCCGCCATATTGCTTGCAGTTGTGGTTTGCACCCCTAATATTTGATTAGGCTTTAAAGCTATAATGTCTACAAAACCCCAAAGGTCTTGACGTATTCTTGCATAACTATTCCAATGTTCAGTAATCCAACAAAACCATCCATCTGCTCGTAACTGAGCCAAGCTCAACTGCGTTGGGCTAATCTTCGCCAAATTGTTCTCCATTAGGTTTACTTACGCCATCTTTAAATCGTTTTTCTACAGAACCTGTACTTTTATTAAGTTCGTATTCATAAGTGTGCGGTGATACGTCATCACTATTCTTATTCTTTTTGAATATCTTATCCCAATTATCTTGTGCTTCTTGTTCAGAAATTAACAATGGTCTTCTTCCAGAACCTTTACCCATTTATTTTACTCCTATCATGTCATGTTCAAAAAGATATTGCATAGTTTTTATATATGCTCTATTCCACATATCTCTACGTTCTTCTTTTGTAAGTTCTTTACCATTATCTAACTTAACATGGCACTCTATACATAATGCCGCACATAATGAATCTGACACTTTAATTCCCATGCCCTTTCCTTCATTACGGTGTGCAGCACAAACTGTTTCAGACTCTATGCCACAATGCTGACAAGGTAATTCTCTTAATAATTTAATTAGTTTCGTATTGCGGTAAACCATCTTGAAATGAGCATCCATATTCGTTAGCAAATCTTAATACATTTTCAATAAGCTCAGCAAATTGAGCTGTATCTAAATCAGCAGTTGAAGGAACAACTACTACAGGTTGACCAGCTATTTCTTTAGCATATTTAAGGTACTTGTATTTCATAAGTTCATGCAACTCATCTTTAGTATAACCTAAATGGTCTGATAAACCTTCAAGTAATGTCCAGTATAAATCATTTTGGCTTAAATTTCTTATGGGTTTGCGTTCAGTCACTTGCACTTTCCAAACCTTACTAAAATCAAGTTCTTTTAGTTTGGTTATTAATATTGGTAAATTCATTCTTGTTAAGTTGAAATTGAATTTTATCATCTCTCCATCCTTTCGTTTTAAATACTTGTCCGTCTTTAGAAGTTGCTTTGTATTGAATATCATCTCCGAATACTTTTTTACATTGCTTTATAAATTCATTTATGGTCATGGTCTGTCCCTATAACGTAAAGATTTAGAATGAAACCACAAAGGAACAGAACCTTCCCACTCAAAATGCCTTTGTTTATTTACAGCCATAAATCCATCTGGAACTATTCTGGCATCTTCTTCAGTTAACTTACCTTCCATTATGTCTTTTTCTTTTTTCTTATTACGGTAAACCGAAACGCAATTATCCACAAGATTAGTTATTGTAGCAGAACCTGCCACGTCAAACTTACTTGGTGTATGAGTGGTTTCGTCTATTGTTTTTCTGCTGTGTGCAATTAAGTGAATGTGGACATTGAGGTCTCGTGAAGCAATACACAACTGGTCAACAAATTTCTTCTGACCATTATAATCATCTTCATTTATAGAACACTTCATTAAACTATCTACCACAAAATGCTGTATACCTAATTGCTCAGCTCCATAATAAATAACTGATAATACTGCTGTTGGATTTGTGCTACCTAACTGGTCGTACAAAAATAATTTCCCAGTTGCATCATTACAAAACTGAGTAATAGCACTTTCTGTAGGTTCATTAGTTCCAACAGATTGGCGAATGTACCTGGCTAATGTACTTCTACAACTCATCTCAAAAGAACATATCATAACTTTATAGTTCTCAATAAGTTTAAGCGTTACATAGCTCAGTAGCATGCTTTTGCCATGACCGCTATAACCCGACCAGGTTGTTACTTCCCCTAATCTTAACCTAAAATTTTCTGCTTTATCAAACGGAAGATACGCACCGCTTTGTATCTCACCAGAAAAATATCCAATAGTAGACTCAATAAAAGTATCTGGACTCTTAATTTTACGGTACTCATCACTTTCTCTCCTAAAAAAATAATTCTTTATTTTATCCTCATTTACTATTAAGTTCTCTACTTTTTCATCTAATGACATATTTGGTAAGCCTCTCTCAATCTATTTACAGCTATCATTAATCTATCCTTATCTTCTTGTGGTAAGGTTTTTCCGTTAGCAACTTCTAATCCAGCCAATGCTACAAGTAATGTTTCATTTGAGATAGCCTTTAAAACAGCATAAGGATTAAAAGGTTTTGATACAGGTTTAAAATCACCTAAACGCTTTGGAACAATATCGTCAAATGTTAAACCTACAGCTCCCAATATATCATTAGCAGCACAACCTGCAAAGCAATGGATTAAAATTCTTTCATCTGGTAAATTTTTAATGCTTAAAGATGCAGTTTTATCATTATGAGCAGGACATAAACATTGGTATTCATCTTTACCAGACCTATAAGACTTTTCAAAGTAACTTAGGAAGTCATTTATATTCATGATAAAGCCTTAATAAAAGTTATCTTCTCTTCTAATATCTTCTTTTCTTTTCTCATATCATCTTCTATCTTCTCCTCTCTAGCATATTCCTTATATTCCTTGTGTATAATTCCAGCTATGTCACCGTCAAACCAATCCTTAAGGCTATTTAACATAGAGGTAATATACTCTGGTTCTTTGTGTAACCTAAAGCATACTTTTCTTAAGTCTGGAAGCTCTCCATTACGTTCAGATGCTAAACACCATAATTCAAATAGGGTTGATTTTTGGTCAGAATTAAGCTCATGCCAGTCAGGGTCATTGATAATATCCCTGCCATAAACCTTAAACCAAATCATAGACGATTTGTTCTTAAAATGCTGAAACTTGCTCCAATTGCGGACTTTCATGGTTCTTCTCCTGTGGTTAAATAATTCAAAAAACATTATCATAGCTAATTTTAATTTGCAAGATATTTATTGAAAATTATTTGTATATATTTGTTATATAGCTATTGTATATTTTTTTGTACGTGATATAGTTCTGTTGTGGTAATTGATTAACAAGGAGAGAAAAAATGAAAACAGTTAAAAAAGTATACGTAGGTAAAGCTAATAAATGCTTTTGTGGTTGCTCAGGTAAATGGTTTGATGTTAACAATCCTGACGATTTAACAGGTTTTTTGAAAGGCATTAAAAAGTTTAATCAACTTGGTGTAGATAATGGTGATGATTTTTGGGATGTATCATATCCTGACAAAAATAATGTAGTTGTTGCTTTATATTATCAATAAGGAGAAAAAAATGAAAAGTTACACAATGACTGAAAAAACAGAAATGGCTAAAAATGAATGTGCAAAGGTATACAAAGAAAATCCTAATATGGATTTAGATGAGCAAGAAGAATTATGTTATTTGATTAAAGAGTTTATTTTTAACGAATTACCAACTGTTAAATAAGGAGAATATTATGAAAGTAAATATTGACGTAAGACAAGGTAATGGAGAAAATAATGGTTGCGTTTATGTAACTATAGGAGACTGGGTTGTTTATCTTGACAACTCAACAGGAGAACAAATTATTAATAGTTATACAAAAAAAGAAGAGGAGGAAGTATGAACTACGCAGAAGCTAAAAAATTAGTAGGAAGCCAACCTACTTATGCACTAAGAAATATGGTTGTAGCTCTATCAACTATGCAATTCTTAAACACTCCAGCAGAGAATTTAAGACTAGAAGCTGCAAAAATAGTACTTAAAGGTGACCCAAACGATAAACCAGAGCCATTTAAGCAATACGCACTTACTGGAGGTCCTGGTGTTAAATCTATAGCAAATAATAATACCTGGGCAGAAAGTGAAATTGCATAGGTAAAAAAAGTTTAAAAAGGGTATTGCATTTATCTTTAATGTGTATATACTGTGTATATAGTAATTAAATAACAAGGAGAGAAAAAATGGTTGCTAAAAAAGAAAGATACATTCCAGCAGGTTATGTTCCATTAGTAATAGAAAACCCAGCAGACGTGGTTGTTTATACAAACAATGATAACGGTAAGTTTTCTGCCATTTGTTTTGTTGGCAAGGCTGTTAATCCTACTTGGTATTATTTGTTTAGAAGTGAAGAAGCTATGTTGGCTCAAGTTGCTAAGACTGTTAATAACAGAATTGCTAGAGCTGCAGAAGTTGCAAAATACAAAGCAGAAAGACTTGCTCCTACTAACTTAAAAGAAGGCGACATTCTTTATTGCAGTTGGGGTTACGACCAAACTCAAGTAGACTTTTACAAAGTAAAAGAAGTTGTAGGCAATAATAGAATTAAAATTGTTCCTATGACAGCTATTGTAGCTAAGCAAAGTACTGGTGCTGATTATATGGTAGCTGGTGAAGAAAAAGGTACACCAATGTTAAAAGTTGCAAATGGCAGACAAAATAGTGTTAAAATCACTAGCTATTCAAATGCTTACCTTTGGGATGGTCAGCCTAAATATGAAACAGCTTTTGGATATGGGAGATAATATGAAAATTCAAACTATGATTATTATTGCAATAGCTTTCTGGTGTTACGTAGCCTTCTGCATTTATTTAATGGGTAAGTTTGCAGGTGCAATATGAATAAATACTTATGGCTATTCCTTTTTGTCTTTTGGGGGTATATAATATGG